GTGCGTTCTGATAAATAAACCGAACAAACAAGATTGAAGATGTTTTTATATTATATTTTACAATAGACCTAGGAGAGAAACAAAATGGGAGATTTAGTCTCACCGGGCGTTAGTGTAAAAGAAAAGGATTTAACTACAACCGTACGCAGCGAACCTACAAGTGTTGGTGCCATTGGTATCATTTCACAAAAAGGTCCTGTTAAAGAAGTTGTTACCCTTGGCTCAGAAGAAGAACTCGTTTCTATTTTTGGTAAGCCAAATGGTACTAACTATGAGTATTGGTTTAGTGCAGCAAACTTTTTAGGTTATACAAACACGCTCAAGGTGGTTAGAATCGAAGAGGCCGGCATGGTTAATGCTTGTGTTTCCGGCACTGCGATTCTAATCAAAAGCACATCACATTATAATGATGGTGATGGCACTACAGGTCCGTATAGTGATGGTTCAGCTAATGTAGGAATTGTGGCAGCTCGTACTGCAGGCACTTGGGGCAATAGTCTCCGAGTTGAGTACTGTAACGATGCAGCTGGTTTTTCCGAAGCTTCTAAAACAACAGTAGTATCTCCAGGTGCAGCTGCCAACGCAACGTCAATTACATTGACGTCCGCGACTGGTATTGCAGTTGGTGATATTCTTTATTTTCAAGAAGCTGATGGCCAGAGATACCGTATTACGGCACTTGCTGGCGCTGCTGCAACCATTGTTAGATACCCAACCACGACAGCTATTGGTTTCAAGAGCGCTATCGCTACATCCGCTAATGTGGATAGAGAGTGGCGCTGGGCAGACCAATTTGATGCCGCACCGGGTACCTCAACATACGCTTCGGATCGAGGTGGTGTAAACGATGAGATGCATATTATCGTACTAGATGAAGATGCAGACATAACAGGTGTAGAGAACGAAGTTCTAGAGAAGTGGGAAAATGTTTCTAAAGCTTCTGATGGCCTTACTGATGAAGGTAATGCTAACTACTATGCAGACGTTTTGTACAATTCGTCAAACTACATTTACTGGATGGATCATCCTGCTGGCGCAACCAATTGGGGAACGGCAGCAGCTGGTGTAACATTCACAGATTCAACAAACGGTATTGAGGGGGCGAGCCTAATTACTGGCGTCGGTGGTACAACGGCGGCCACAGAGGGTAATCGTCAACTTGCTTATGATATGTTTGCTGATGCTGATACACAAGATGTTAACCTTGTGATTGCTGGTCCGGCAACTGTAGATAACGGTGGGGCAACAACCCACGGTGTTTACATTACAGACCTGGTTGGAGCAAGAAAAGACTGTGTTGGTTTTATCTCACCTGATAAATCTGATACTGTTAATATTGCTAAGAGTTATACACAAACAACAAATGTGAAGGGATACTTTGATGCACTTGGTAGTTCTTCTTATGTTGTGTATGACAGTGGTCATAAAAAACAATACGACAAGTACAATGACGTTTATCGTTGGGTACCTCTGAACGCCGATGTCGCTGGTTGCTGTGCTCGCACAGATGCAACTGACGATCCTTGGTGGTCACCTGCTGGCGTAACCCGTGGGCAGATTAGAGGCGCAGTGGGACTTTCCTACAACCCGACACAAACGGAACGTGATACACTTTACCGTGCTCGTATCAATCCAATTGGTGCGTTCCCAGGTGAAGGAACATTATTGTTTGGTGATAAGACTGGTCTTTCTAAGAACAGTGCCTTTAGCCGTATCAATGTACGTCGTTTATTCCTCACGATTGAGGAGGCCTGTAAGGTTGCTGCACGTTCTGTGCTGTTTGAATTCAATGATGAGTTCACACGAACCAACTTCAAGGCGATGGTAGATCCATATTTAAGAGATGTTCAAGCTCGTCGTGGTATGACGGACTTCCTAGTTGTTTGTGACGAGACCAATAACACTGGTCAAGTTATCGACAACAACGAGTTCCGTGCTGATATCTATGTCAAGCCTGCTCGCTCTATTAACTTTATCACACTGACCTTCATAGCGACTCGCACAGGCGTAGCGTTCTCTGAAGTAGTCGGTCGAGCATAGGAGGCGATAACAAATGGCTAATGTAAACGATTTTGTAGGTCGCCTTGCTGGTGGCGGTGCTCGCAGCAACCAATTTCAGGTTGTTGTAAGTCCCCCCGCAGTCAACCCCGCCGGTATTCCGGCACCTGGTTTGAACTTTATGTTTCTTTGTCGCTCAGCGCAGATTCCTGCCTCGACCATTGGCGAGGTACTTGTACCTTTCCGTGGCCGTCAGATTTTCCTTGCTGGTGATAGGACATATGATGCTTGGACTGTGACAGTATTCAGTGACACAGACTGGAATATTAGAAGCACTATGGAGACCTGGCAGAATGCTATGGCTGATTTAGGCGCTTCTACTAATGCCGGCGCTGCGACAGCTGATACTTATTATGGCCGTGCTAATGTAACACAGTTAGACCGTAACGATAGACCCCTTCGGGAATATGTGTTGCACGATGTCTGGCCGATGTCTGTTGATCCAATTGACTTGGGATATGATACTGATAATATCGTACAAGAATTCTCAATTAGTTGGCGTTTTAACTATATGACTTCGGAAAGTATAGGTACAAGTTCATAAAGTAGGTTTGCCGGACTGATAAATAGTGGTATGGCAGAACTATTTGGATATGAATTAAAGAAGAAGACGGCGGCAAAGGCTCAGTCCTTTGTCGCCCCTTCTGACGAAGAAGGTACCCTAGACATTGCTGGGACTACTGGCTTTTTTAGTCAGTATGTTAATGTAGACAAATCCGCTAAGAATGATTGGGACCTAATTCGTAAGTATCGGCAGACAGCCGAGAACCCAGAGTGTGACATGGCGATAGAAGATATCGTCAATGAAACAATCACCGCTGATGAAGATGATACTTCTGTCAAGATAAACCTTGACTATGTTGATGCATCTCCCGCTATCAAAAAGAAAATGTTTGATGAGTTTGACGAACTTCTACGTCTATTAGACTGGAAGGATAGAGGTCATTACATCTTCAAAAGATGGTACATTGATGGCCGTATCTTCTACCACAAGATGGTAGACAAAGCAGCAGTACGAAAAGGCATTGCTGAGATAAGATACATTGACCCTAAGTTTATCAAGAAAGTCCGTATGGTCGAAAAGACTATGGACAAAAAGGGTGGGGCAACAGCACAGAGCGAAGTAGACTTGGTAAAAACCGTTCAAGAGTTTTATATCTATAATGAGACCGGTGCGTACCCAACAATGCAAGGCTCAGGACAGGGACCGGGTGCTATGAATAGCCAAGGTGTAAAGGTTACAGCAGATAGTATTACCTATGTAACGTCAGGCATATTCAACCCAACAACTAAACAAGTCTATGGTCATCTTCATAAGGCCATAAGACCCGTCAACCAACTCCGTATGATGGAAGATTCTCTTGTTATCTATCGTGTAGCAAGAGCACCAGAAAGACGTATCTTTTATATCGATGTTGGCAACCTACCTAAACCCAAAGCGGAACAATATCTAAAAGATGTGATGGCCCGATACCGTAATAAGGTTGTGTATGATGCTTCAAGTGGTGAGATAAAGGATGACCGTAACCATCAGTCGATGTTAGAGGACTTCTGGTTGCCGCGACGAGAAGGTGGACGAGGTACAGAAATTACCACCTTGCCAGCAGGTCAGAACCTTGGTGAGATGGATGATGTTGAATACTTCAAACAGAAAGTATGGCGTTCATTGAACATTCCAATATCACGTTTACAGTCAGACACAGGTTTCAATATGGGACGGTCTGCTGAAATTCAAAGAGATGAAGTAAAATTTAATAAGTTTGTTCAACGCCTTCGTAAGAAGTTTAGTGCTGTCTTTCAAGATATTTTGAAGACACAATTAATACTTAAAGGTATTGTAACCCCTGATGATTGGGACCTATGGAAAGAGTATGTCATCTATGACTTCAATGATGATAATTATTTCTTTGAATTGAAAGATGCTGAAATCTTTACAAATCGTATCAATTCTTTACAGGTTGTAACAGAGTATATTGGTACATACTTTTCTAAAGAATGGATTAGAAAACAAGTCTTACATCAAACAGAAGATGAGATAGAGACAATAGATAAACAAATCGAGGCCGAGAAAGCAGATGGTGAGGTAGATCCTATGGCTGGTACTAATATGGGTGGCCCTGATTCTGGGTTTGGAAATCCTGAGTACGAACTTGGTGACGATGATGATGATGTAGAGACCCCCACACCGAATGGAAATGGGGCAAATGGACAGTCGAGGCCCGAAGATAGATAAATAAGGAGAACTTTATTATGACAACAACGAGAAATGTTATTGATGCACTTGCTAATGGCAACTTAGGCCAGGCAAGTAGCGATTTGGAGGCAGTACTCCAACAGAAACAGAACGCAGAGTGGCAAAACGCCAAACTAAATTTAGCGCACACGGCATTTGACGATGTGACGCCAGAGGACACAGAAGTAGGTGAACCTATAGACACGGGCATCTCAGGTGACCCAGCAGAAGTAGAGGAAGAATAATGAAACTAATTTCCGAACACGTTGATGAAATAGAATACATCACAGAGTCCAATAAAGATGGCTCTAAGAATTATAAAATTCGTGGCGTATTCATGCAGTCAGAAATCAAGAACCGTAATGGTCGTATGTATCCTTTCAATATTTTAGAAAAAGAAGTAAGTCGATACAATAGAGAATATGTCAACCAGAAACGAGCGTTCGGAGAGTTAGGACATCCAGACGGACCGACCGTCAACCTAGAACGTGTATCACATATGATTACAAAATTGACCCCCGATGCTAAGAACTTCATCGGCGAGGCCAAGATTATGGATACACCGTATGGTAAAATCGTAAAGAATCTCATCGATGAGGGAGCCAAGTTGGGTGTCTCATCTAGAGGTATGGGTTCATTAGAACCTAATGCAAAAGGTATGCAGGTAGTCAAAGATGACTTTTATCTAGCTACCGCTGCCGATATTGTCGCAGATCCATCCGCACCAAATGCTTTCGTAGAAGGTATTATGGAAGGTAAAGAATGGGTATGGGAGAATGGCATTGTAAAAGAGTTCGATATCGCTTTCTATAAAGAGTTATTGGACCAAAAACAAAAGAATAATGAAGATAAGAAAATTAGAATATTTGAAGATTTTCTGTCTAAGTTATGAATTTGATAAATAAAGAAAAGCAACCAATTAGGGAGTCTATCACAAAATGACAGATATCAATCAAGAGTTAGGACAAATCGCCGACGAAGAGTTCGTTGACGACCATGAACTAACCGAAGTAGCCGCAGACGCTCCCAAGCAAGGCGCTGGCGCCGCAGAACCTATGTCTACGGTTCCAGGCGAACGCCAGGATATGGGACCTGCTGTTGTTTCTCCTGATGCCCCATCCGACCCCGGAAAGGAAGCTTCTAAAAAAGCGAAGAAATCAGCCGCTCTACCTGATAAAGGTAAGCCTTCTGCAGCATCTGCCAAACAAGAGGATGTTTCTCTTGATGGCGATGATGACGAAGAAGAGGCCGAAGAAATCGTACTAGAAGCATCTGGCGACGATGATGAGGAAGAAGAGACAATAGAAGAACGGGTTGACCGTCGAGTTTCTGCTATGGACTTCTCTGATGATGTACAAGCACTAACGGAAGGTGGTGATGATGACGAAGAGATTTCTTCTGAATTCAAAATCAAAGCCGCGACAATTTTTGAAGCAGCTGTAAAATCCAAAGTCCGTTCTGAGCTTGAGCACATCGAAGAAGAATATGCAATGGCGTTTGACGCTGCTCTAGAAGAAGTAAAGGATGAGTTGACCGAGCAAGTAGATGGTTATCTCAACTATGCTATGGAAGAATGGATGAAGAACAATGAAGTCGCAGCAGAGCATCAGCTCAAAGCTGAGATTGCTGAGGGATTTATCAACGGTCTCAAAAACCTATTCCAAGAACATAATATTGCTATTCCTGATGAACAGTTTGATATGCTTGATGCCGCCGCCGAACAGGTTGGCGAGCTTGAAGGCAAATTGACCGAGTCCATTGAGAAGAACATTAATATGTCCAAGGAACTGGGAGAGTTAAAAAGGAATGAGATCCTTTTAGATGTTGCTTCTGACCTAGCGGATACAGAAGTAGAGAAATTTGCCGAGCTGGCAGAGAATGTTGAGTACGATAGTGCCGAAGATTTTCGTGAGAAGATTGAGACACTAAAGGAAAGTTATTTTCCGAAAGCGAAGCCCACAAGTAACCACGATGATACAGCAGCACCTGTACTAGGGACGGACGAAGTTGAAGATGTGTCCGACACTATGTCTGCATATATGTCTGCTATCACTCGTAACGCTGTTCGCAGTGGTGCGAGTCAGTAGGATATTTTCAAAAGGAGAAAATAAAAATGTTTCAAACGGAACACCTACAGGAAAAGTGGCAGCCGGTGTTAGCGCACCCTGATCTTCCTGAGATCAAGGATCCCTATCGCAGAGCAGTCACAACTG